ATTTCTTGCGCCTGGTGTTCATCTATGCCATGCAAAATGGATTGAACAAATCTTTTACACTTGAAGATTTGAGTGAATGGTGCGATAATACTAATGAGTTTAAGTATCCAAGAGATTGTTATCTTTCTTCTGCTAGTGATCTTATCAAACTTGGCAGCATCAAGAAGAAAGGCACACATCCAGCACTTCGTTTCATTTTAAAGGATTATATTTATTCATGACATCAAATGCACTTCAAGTTCTAACAGCAACTACAGGCAATCGTAAAGATACGTGGAACACTCCTGTGGAGTTTGTTGGAGACGTTGTTAAGTTCTTTGATGGAGAGATTGACACTGACCCATGCTGTAATGATGTAAACAATCCAAACGTACCTGCCAAGGTTCTTTATACTGAAGAGACGAACGGTTTAGCACATCCATGGTGTGGTAAAGTTTTTATGAATCACCCTTATTCTGATTCTAAAACTTGGATTCCCTATGCTGCTGCCCAGTATGAAACTGGAAATGCAGAAGAAATGGTTCTTCTCATCAAGTTGGACGTTTCTACAAAATGGTGGAGATCTATTGACAAATATCCATGGATTGCTGTTAATAGACGTTTGCAATTTGGTGCTGCCAAGAGTGCTGCACCTTTTCAGTCTGCTATCATTTATCTTGGAAAAGACCTAGAACACTTTAATAACGTGTTTGGTAAGTATGGAACTTTATATACTCCATATTCAGGACATAGCAAGTATAATAAGTTTTAGCACCTAGTATAATGAACTTTGTCGGTAGATTGTTAGTAACCTCTAAAACTCCCTTATAATACAGCAACGAACTTGATGACCGTAAGTCTTCGCCCCCACCAGCAAGATGCACTTAATGCATTACAAACCAATTCTATTGGTCAATGTATCTTCCCCACTGGTGGTGGTAAGACATTGGTCGCAATTATGGATGCGGTAAAGAGATTTGAAGTCTCTAGTCCTCGCACTATTGTTGTTGTTTGTCCTCGCATCTTGTTGGTTGAGCAACTCTCCAATGATTTTCTTGAGCAGGTAACTAATGCGAACGTCCTCCATGTTCACAGTGGTGAGACTAAGCATTTCAGAACTACAAAGACTGATCGTATCCAACTGTTTGTTGATATGTGTCAGACAGTGCGTGAGCATGTTATCATCTTCACCACATATCACTCTCTGCATCGTATTGTAGACGCAGACATTGATGTTGATACGATTTACTTTGACGAAGCACACAATAGTGTTCAACGTAACTTTCATGAGTCTGTAAAGTATTTCTCTCGTCGTGCTGATCGTTGCTACTATTTCACAGCAACACGCAAGACCTCGGTGACTATCAAGAAACCAGGAATGAACGATAGAGAAGTCTATGGGGACATCATTGCTAAAGTTTCTGCACCTAATCTTGTGCAAGGTGGGTATATCTTGCCACCTAAAGTCAAGGTGATTCAGATGGGTAAGCACGACAAAAAGAGTCTGACTCCACACATTGAAAGCAACAATGTGATAGAAACTATTGATCAAATCAGTATCAAGAAGATTCTTGTTTGTGTCAAGACTAGCAGACAACTTATCAATCTGTTTCAGACAGATTTTGCTGATGACCTCAAAGAGCGTGGATACTCTTACCTCTATATCACATCCAAGACTGGTGCGATTGTTGACGGTAAGAAAGTATCTCGTGAGAAATTCTTTGAAGTTCTCAATGCTTGGGGCAAAGATACTAACAAGAAGTTTGTTGTACTTCATCGCTCTATTCTGTCTGAAGGTATCAACGTCAGTGAGTTGGAAGCAGTCATTTTCCTACGCAACATGGATGTGATTGAGATGACTCAGACTGTGGGTCGTGTGATACGTTGTGGAAGCGATTCTAAGACCTTTGGGATGCTCTGTGTGCCTGTTTACAGCAATGTGGGTATATCCACCGAGAAAGCATTGCAGAGGGTTGTAGACATCGTTTTTGAAAAGGGTGAAGTTCTTGATAGTGTGGTGCGCCGATGAAGATAACATATACCAAGACAAGTTTGCTTGATGCTAAACCATACGAGGAAGGATTCATCGTTGGAAACTATGATGACCCTATGATGTATGCTGCTGTTCCTGTTGCTGGAAGCACAACTAAACTTGCTATTGTTCATCAAGCAAATGTTCTCAAAGTGTGTAGAAACAAACAATCAGCAATCGCCTTTATAGATAAACACAAGAAACGGAGAAAGAAATGAAAAAGTGTAGAACACTGCGTGAACTTGATACTCATGTAAAGGCACTAATCCGTAAGCATGGTGATACTGGACCTTGTGCTGCATGGGTGATAACGAACGATGATTTGTTGACTGAGGATGATGATAGTGAGAAAGAGGTAGTTCTTGCTCCTAATGAAGCAAAAATGGTTTTAACAGAGATTAACTCTAGTGATCATGATTACATCGTTGATGAGATCTTAACAGTTGTTGATAATGAGTTGTCAACGAGAGGATTCTAAGGTATTATTGTTAGTAACCTCTAAAGTTCCCCTGTAGTATGAATAACACTACAAACAACCCTTACATCGAAAACCTAGTCTCTATGGGTTATGACAGACAAGACTGCGAAGTTGCGTCTACAATGTTTCAAAAGAAAACGTTTCCATGTGTGATTCATGGTCGCGCATTTGAGACTGAAGAACAGTATTATGCTGAACTACACGAATACATGAACGGAATGTAAATGAAGCGATTAAGTGATTCTAATCGCTTCATCATTCACCTCATTATCTAACATCATGAACACATTGACTCAATCCAAAACTGAATATCTCACCGAATGTTTGCTTGAGGTTGTTAATAATCAATGGAAACTTAATATAACTAAATTTGGTTCATATTCTAAGTTAGAATGTAGTGTAGGTAAAAAGTATATCAAAGTGAAAAACATTAGAATGCACCGTCATGATTTAACTACAGATTATGGAGTATTCATGTTTATCGATAAAGAGTCTGGTGCATGTTACAAACCAGCATCATACAAAGCACCTGCAAAAGGTATTCGATTCTGGATTGATCAACTTGTGATGCATCCTGAAATGGTAGATCCTTACGGTTCTTTCCTCTATGCTCGATGATATTATTATTAGTAACCTCTAAACTTCCACTATAGTATGCCTAACACTCACCTAGAACACGCAGAAGACACCATCTTAACTGGTGATCTTTCTATCTTTGATGCACTTTACAGCAATGCTTATCACATTAGTTTGAAGATGGATGGTGCTCCTGCTGTTGTATGGGGAACTAATCCTGCTAATGGTAAGTTTTTTGTTTGTACTAAAGCAGCATTCAACAAGAAAAAGATTCGACTTTGTTATACAACAGAGGACATCTTTACACACTTTGGACATCAAGATGATGTAGCAGATATATTGTATCTTATGTTGAAATATATGCCTCGTGTTGATGGTGTATATCAGGGTGACTTCCTTGGGTTTGGTAGAACAGAAGTATTTTCAAATAACACCCTAACATATATCTTCGGAGAGAAGATCTATCAGAAACTTGTCATCGCACCACATACAAAGTATTACATTGATGGTGAACTATATGATGCTGCACCGCTTCCAATTCGTACAAACTTCGATGATACTCCACATGTCAAGTTTGTGATGCCAATTGTTGATCGTATAGCATCACAGATTGAACCGCCTATCATCAACACAGATACAGTAAAGTTTCTATCACCTAAGCAAGCAAATCGTGCGAAGCAAGCAATCAATCAGTTGATCAAATCTGGTGTTGAGTTAGATGATGGAGTTCTCACAACTATCTTACGTTGTCCACATCTTACAAACTTATATCAGTGGGTGATTGAACTCAAAGAGGACGTGATTGATAGTATGATTGTATACTCTGACTTTGATACATTTCTTCCCGATGGTACACAAACTGTAGGCGAGGGTTTTGTATACTGGAGTGAGGAAGGTGCGATCAAGTTGGTGAACCGTACTGTCTTCAGTTATGTAAACTTCACAGAGGGCAAGTTCAATAGGTAATAAAGTTAGTAACCTCTAAAGATCCTCTATAGTGTAAGCACTTCTCAAACCACATGCAACTCACAAACTCTGTCTGTATCGTCGATTTCTTTCCTGAGGCATTCATCGCTGAGTCATGTGAAATCAAAGGCATGAAAGTTGTGGTCAAACGTTTTATCAAGCGCGTACACTTCATTGATGCTAACAAAGGTTCTTACAGTGTAATCAGTGCTATTAACTTCAAGCATGAGGTTGCAGAACGTATTGCTGGCGGTGCTGAGGTAACTAACTACAACACCGACAAAATGCCTCGTGAAGAGTGGGCACCCATGGCATGTGTGGGGTGATTCCCCTCACTCACTGTAAACTCTTAACTAACATCATGCTGTATTCTGTCATCGGTGGGTATCACTCCCAAAACGAAGATTTCAAATCAATGATGATTTTCAAGGATGAACTATCTGCGATTGAATATGCAAAGTATCTTGAATATGAGGATGGTTATGATTATACTCTAACCGAACTTCATGAAGTTAAAACTATTAAAAATCTTCATAAAGAACAAGGTTATCATCGTATTGTAACTGCTAACTAACA